TGCACGATTGCGAACTCGCGTGCGAGCCTCAGGTCATACACGTCGAAGACCTCACCAGAATCGTAGAACTCCTGCAAGTTCGCCTGACCCGGCTGGCTGTCGTTGCGGAGGAAGTCGGCCGTGGAGTACAGCCACCCCGCCGTGGTGTGGATATCCACGTACTGCCGCCACTTGCCGTCCGGTAGATGGTCAATCCGCCACTTGAACAGGTACCACGAGTCGTTGACAAGCACCGGGCTGTTCCAGGTATCCTCTGCGTCGTAGTCGGCCGGGCCAGATGAGCCGTCGTTGTGGCTCATCCCAATCTTGATGCGCCAGTTGTTCGGACCCAGCGGCACGCGACCCATGATCACGCCTTGGATCTGCTCCTGGTCGAACCCGCCATTGTGGTTGACCGGGTGATTGCTTGGCGTCGTCGTCTCAGCGTTCAGCACCCAGAACTCGCCCTGATAGTCGCCACCAGCCGGCAGCATCTGCGGAGTTTTGACGAACTGCCATGCGCCAGGCCCCCGCAACTTGATCCGAAGCGGGTTGCCCTCACCCGGATAGCCAGCGAACGGTGGTACCACGGACAGGACGTCGTCGTTGCCGGAAGTCTCGGTGAATACGCCGACACGCGTGATGTCCGAGAGGTCAGGCCAGGTCGCGTGTGCGATCTCACCGACCACAGGCGGGCTAGGCGGCTCGACAGGCGGGTCAGGGTCTACTGGTGGCTCTACGGGAGGCTCGGGCTCGACAGGCGGTTCTACCGGAGGCTCGACAACAGGCGGTGCAGCTTCCATCGCGTCGATCTCTGCGATGACCTTTGTGAGTTGCGTTTCCGCGCCACGGATGAAGCCACGCGAGCGGATCGCCTCTCTGCGGATGTCGTCTATGCTCATGGGTCAGTTTCCTGCGATGAATGTGCCACACCACGCTTCGCAGATCGCGAACGCAGCATAATAGACGTACTGGCCCCGGTAGTTCGTGTCGGGATTACCGAGCCCCCCGTTGCCTTCCTGTGTGATCTGGAGGTCGTTGCCCTGTGGGATGCTAGGCAGCGTGAACGTCCCCCCGTCGTTAAATGCTTCTAACGTCTGTCCGCCATCGCTGTAGTCCGATTCATCGTACAGCAACGCGCCGGCATCGCTGTAGATGCGCGGGTAGAGGTTGAACGTCGTGGACGAAATCGCATCGTAGAACAACTCAAAGCGATACCATGTGTCCAGAGACAGGTTCGGAGGGTTGAATCCGTTCACAGACGGCCGCCAGAATCCGCTCGTGTGGAAGTATGACGGACTCATCAGGACCATAAACGGGAGTGTGGCCCCTAGGGTGATCGAGTGGTGCATCTGGAATTCATTGCTGTCTACCTCGTATCGGACCCATAGCCGGATATAGAAGTCGTCAGCGTTATCACGGAAGTTATCTTCGCGAACGAGGGCACACGGAGCCTCCCCGGTCCCATTTTGGCGAAGCCCGGTCATTCGCCACGCATTGTCAGTTCGGGTCCACCCCGGTGCGTCCGGGTCTACATAAGAAACGGAATCATGCCCTGGGGTGGCGCACCCCGATTCGTCCCATTTCCCGCCATCTCCGGACGGTGTGTTCCCCGCTCCCGTGGCGGCGTTCCAACTCGACGCGAAGATCGTAGCAATCGAGTCAGAGGTCGCCACAGTGAACGTATCCGTGGCCCCGAACGCGCTTGTACCGTTCTGGTCCGTGTACTTGGCTCGCCCGATCAGGACCGCGCTGCCTGCCGTCGCGAGCGTGAGGTTATTCAGCGCACTGTTGTAGATCGTGTCCGTCCTGACCAGCGAATCGACACCAGCCTGCAAGCCGAGCGTGTCCGTGTCCGACCATGCTCCGCCTACTGTGTCCACTTCATAGAGCGAGCCGCTGTGCGTGCCGCCGTCACCGTTGTACGGTGAACCGAGCATATAGAAACTCGTGTCAGTGACCGCCACGGCGGAGACAGTGGGAGCATCTGGCGCTGCACTGCCTACAGCGGGAACCGGAGTGCCCGTTACTGTGCCACCGCTGAGCACGACGCCAGCACCGCCCCAGAACGAGAGAGCACCAATACAAGCGAGGGTCGCGACACCGGCATACGCGATGCCCATGCGAGCGACCCACTTGTCAGGCGTGTGCTCGAATGCGCCACCGTCTACGCGATCAGGAAGGTTGCTCACTTACGAGCCGCCCTGCGGGCCTTGAAGCCCTTCACCGTCTCGCGCACGAGCGTGGAGCCAGCCTTCGCCGCCTCGACAGTCAGGAGGGCCTTCAACGCTTTCATCATGTGTCGTACATGAACGTCACGTCGTCGTTCGTCGTGCCGTCGATGAAGATGTTCAACAGGTCGTCGCCGGGTACGTTGATCCACGGGGTCTCTTCACCCGCCGCGATCGCGTAGCCGGTCGTCAGGTTGCCAGCGTCCAAGGTCGTGTCGACCGTGGATACACCGACGAACACGTTGCCCGTGTTCGCACCGACCGCCTTGACGATCACGCGCTTGGCGACGGTCGACACTGTGACCAGCGCGTTCGCGGTGCCACCGGACACGACGGTACGCATACCCGTGCCACCGAGAGACATGTGCTGCATCGGGCTTGAGCCCATTGTTCTGCTCCTTTATGCGAACCAGTGGTCGCCCACCATCGGGTACGGTCTGGCCTGTTTCGGTTGGTTGCTCAGATGCGCACGCCGGATGGCCTGCGTCTTTTCGTGTTTCAGGTGTCGATCGATCAGCGAGATCGCTTGCTGGTCGCCCGGATACCACGCTTCCGCCGTTGCCCGTTGCGCAGCGTACGCCGGTATCAGGGTCCGGAACTGGACCGGCATGTCCACCGTTGTCGAGTCTGCAAGGGCAGGCACGGCCGTGATGTAGTCTGCGACCATCCCCGAGGGCGGCGAAGCGTGGCGGGCCAGGTACAGCCCGAGCCCGCCTTCTACGCTCGGGTTCCCCCGCACATAGAAGTACGGGCCGCGACGGCGGTTGCGATCAGCGGCTCGGATCTGTACGCCCCAGGTGTTGCCGTTCGTCTGCCGTAGCCCCGAGTTACGCTCGTCGGAGTAGAGCTGGGCAAAATCGCTGGGCAGGGCCACGAACTTGTTGGGATCCGAGCCGGTGAACACGAGCGCAGATGTTTCCGAGAGCCACAGGTCGGACAGACCCTGGCTGATCAGAAACATCTGCGCATCGTTCGCGCCCTCTTGGAGGAGCAGGTACGCCCCCTCCAGGGTGCTGTCGTCGTGCTCGATGAGGTCATCGTCTGACGCATCGGCGTTGACCAGCCGAAAGAACGCTCGGAGCAGTGACGCTCGATCCGTCAGGGCCATGGATTACACCTCCGCGGTGGTGGCCTCCACCTCGACGGGTTCGGCTTCGAAGACCTTGCCGGACACTTCCGACTCAGCCTGCTCCGCACCAGCTCGGGGACCCCTGAACGTCTCTCCGTCCGACAGGATCCATGAGCCACCGCCTCGGTGGATTGGGTAGTCTTCTTCGATCAGGACCTGGCCTGGGCCGGCCTGACGTACCGGGTCGAGCAACCGGGCAACGAGATCCTCGGGCGAGAGGTTCCGCTTGGACGCCTCTTCGGCCAGCAGCTCGCTGAACTTGTTGCGCTGCTCGGAGAGCGCGTCCCGCGCAATCTCTTCCTTGGTGGCCGCGAACACGTATTGCTCCGTGACCTTGCCGGCCGGCGAGCGTCGAAGGATGAACTGCACCTTCTGCATCACCATCTTGACGCGCATCACCGGGTAGGCGTTGCCCTGTGCGTCTTTGCGGTACAGCGGCGTGCCGTCCGCACCGAGCACGGGGTGCTTGTTCTTCTTGCTGGCTGCGTGGTCAGGGCGCACGGCCTCGTAGATCATGCTGCCGTCCGTGTGCAGGCCCACAGGCTTCGCGTCACGGGCAGGCAGGAGGTCGGGCTTGAGCCTGGCCATCTTCTGCAGTCGATCAACTCTCATCGGTTATTTCTCCTGGCTCACTTGAGTTGGATTCCGACAGGCAGGAAGGGAATTTTCATCACCTGGCGCCTGGCATCTGTCCATCGGTCGCGAGCACTGTCTCGAGCGCGCTTCTTGCGATCTTCGTCGCGCTTCTGTTCACGTTTGAGCGAGGCATGAAGGGCATGCTCCGCAGTCGGATACTCTCCGCGTCCGGACAGGATCGAACCTTTCTCCAGGATCGTCACCAGCCCACTGACCCCTAGTTCCTGCAGGTCCTGGGCAATGAATCCTGGCCTGGTTCGGCCCATACGGTCGCGGTTCAATTTATCGAGCTTCGGGTGATCGGGTTCCTCCCGTGGATCAACCCATTCGTGCAAAAGCACGGACTCGAAGTGGCTGCCCGGATCGTCTGTGCGCCTCGGGTCGTCTCCACGCAAGTAGAGCCTGACCTGCCAGCAGTTCACTGGATCCGTAACCCATACGATCTCGCCGCTTTGCCCATTGTTGGAACGAGCAAAGTCCGCCACGGCCCGCTGGAAATCCTGCGGGGCAACCCTCGTCGGCTGGGATCGTAGGTAGAGTTCCATCAGGCCGCCGGCTCGTACTCGACCTCGACCGTCAAGTCACCTGGACCCGCCGACGCCGAGGACACCGTAACCGTCACCTCGAGCAGCTGGCCGTCTTCGACTACCAGGTCCCCCGTCGTCGCGGTCAGGGCCGCCGGCACGCCAGCACGTAGCTGTGCCTGCGTCAGGTCGATGTCCGTTGCCGACGCCTGCAGCGTCACGCCCGTCGCGCCTGCGGTCGTTCGTGCGAACACCTCGGCGGTCAGGGACGTAGCAGTCGTCGCCGCGTTCCCGTAGAACGTGATCGCCTTGATCCGGCAGTTCCGTCTGATGGTGCCTACCGTGCGCGTCTGGGTCAGCACGGTGCCGACACCCAGCGGGACAGCCTGCTGCAGCTTCTGCTTCAGGCCCCCCGCAAAAAACTCATTCGCCATGTCCTGTATCTCCTTATGGGCAGCACAAGGCCATCGTGGCCCCGGCCTCCTCCCAGGATCGGGCGGGAGCCGAAGCCCCCGCCCTCACCCGTCATGTCATCCGGCCCTAGTAGTTCGGGGTCGGGTCGAAGTCGGACGCGGTCACGTTCGGCGTTGCGATGCCGGTCAGTGCTCCGTGCCGGTTACGCCGCGGCGAGAACGAGTTGCAGTAGTCGCGGACGAACCACTCCTTACCGTCGTAGTCCGAGATCCGCTCGTACATGGATCCGTCCTCGTCGAAGTAGCCTGCTTCCACCAGGGAGACCGTGTAGAGGTCTTCCATGCAGACCGAGTAGAGAACGCCCGGCAGCTGGTACGCATCCGTCGCGAAGTCGAATCCACCGACCCGTACGGACTGATAGCCACCTTCGAGGGTCTTGCCCAGCGACTGCTGCTGCTGGAACCCGACGAGAGTGCGCGCCAGCTCGGCGAACACGGCCGGGTGACAGACCATCGTGTGGGACGACGGATCCACCGGGAACGTGGACTTCGCCGCATGCTGCTGCGTGAACTCCGTGATCTCGATGTGATCGAACGTCCCAGATACACTCCGGTACGGCTTCCAGCGCGGGAACGTCGATTCCGACACGTTGAACACGGTCGTCGACGCGCCTGCAGGATCGACAATGTCGATCAGGCCGTTCTTGGCGTTCTGGTACTCATCGTCGTAGTAGTCGGTGGCGATGTTGTTCGTCGTCGCCGCCACGATGATGTCCGCCGCAGCCAGGGTGGCACTCGGCTCCCAGGTCGCGCCTGAGTCCATCGTAACCGTGTTCGTGGCGTACGCGATGGAGGCAATGATGCCGGCGCCTGCCGCTGCGTTCGAGGCCGACACATCACGCCACGAGATGACCATTCCTTCGTCCAGCATGATCATCGGGTTTGCGCCTGCGTAGCCGTAGCCCGCCGTGCCCACCCATACCGTGGCGCTGGTCCGTGCGGACACGGTGCACAGCGTACCATCGCTGGACCCGACCGCGTGACGGATCTCCATGAGGCGGAACGCGCCCCACATTTGATCGAAGAGACGCGAACCGAAGTCCGCGAATGAGCCCGGCCCCTTGATGGCTGCCGACTCGGTGAAGTTGTCCACCGCCCGGCGGACGTACCTGCGAATCGGAGTCGTGGTCCAGTTCGCCGCGTCGACGTGCGCGCTGTCCGGCAGGGCTCCACCGGTTCCGAGCGCGCCCGTGGGCCGCTGGAGGTCCGTGGCCCCGGTCAGACTGTTGCCGTCGAATCGGAACGTGCCCTCACCTGCGCTCATGAAGAGCTGCGCGGTAATCGACTCGAACCGAACAGATGGCAGCACGTCGCCTGAGTAGATCGTATGCACGAGGCCCTGGATGTCGCTTAGGGCTTCGACATTCGACTGCTGTGATCCAAATGACATGATTCAGTTTTGCCTTTGCGTGTGCGCCTAGCCGCCGTAGCCCGCCTTGAGGCGTTCTCGTAGACCATCGCGTATCACGCGCTTTCTGGTTCCGTGGGGCACGGCCGTCTGGTCAACACTGTCCGTGCGACCGTGCGTCTGAACAACAGGCGGGGTTGGAGGCTTGCTGCTGTGACGATCTGCAGTCTCCTGCATTCGCAGCTTCTCCTCTGCCGCCAGCTTTTCGCGTTCGGCCTGGGCGACCTTCTGTGCCTCGGACTGCACTCTGCCTTGGTGGCTCTCGTTCAACTGCGCCTGGACCCGGGGGTCCTTGACGTAGTTCGTGTCCACCCAGCTGAAGAACTCTGGTAGCGACGGGCCAACGAATCCGCCGCCATTGTTGGCCAGCGTGGTGTTGCGGGTGTCGACGTAATCAGCGTACTGAGTCGCCGCTACCTGCATGCGCTGGCCGAGCTCTCCTGTCTTGAGCCATACGGGGTACATCTTCGGTGCGTCTGCCACGATCGATCCGAGGAAATCCTGTGCCTCGAGCCCTCTCGTTGCGTTTGCCACCGCCGAGTCTTCGGCAGTGCGGACACGGTCTTCGTCCTTTTTCCGTAGGCCCTCCACAATGACATCGTGCTGCTCGGGGTAATGCTCTTTGATCTGAGCGAGAAGCTCCTGCGTTTTCCCGTCAGCGAGCACACTTGCTTCGCCCGTGCTTACCGCGTCGAGTCGTGCTTTCAGCCTGACGTTCTCTTCCTGGACGGCCGACATGGCGGTCTTGGAGGCGTCTACTTCTTTACGGCGGGCCTGGGACTGCACCATCGTCCTGATGTGCCGTTCCAGATGCTTCGGGACTCCGGGGAGCACCGTCACACCCTGATCGTAAAGCGGGTGGCTTGGGTCCAACTCGATCGACACAGTCTCGTCTGCGACCTGTTCGGCAGCGGGCGGACTGATCTCGGTACCAGATGCGGCTTCTGCGGCACCTGACTCTGCTTCTACTTCACCTGCAAACCGCCCGGCTTCGTCGCGGGGCTGCTCTTTCTCTGCTCCTGCTGCTCGCAGGCGCTCCATCATACTCTCTCGTACCGTGCGTCGGCCACCCTTTGCGTGTGCTTCGCGCGATTGCTCGGCAACGGAGCGCGCTGGCTCCGGCGGCGAGGGGGTTGCCTCAACTGGTGCTTCGGGCGCCTCTACGGCCGCTGGTTCGACAACGGGCGTTTCGACTACGGGCGCCTCAACTGGTGCTTCTACGACTGCGGCTTCTTCGGTCATGGGCCAACTTTCCTTACTTGGTCAGCAAACTGCTTGTCCCGCTGCATCATGGAGCTGGCTGTCGGGGTCGTCCCTAGTTGGGCGGGACTGAAAGCGGCTGCTGTCGATGACTGCGCGGCTCGGATGGGCGGCGCTTGAGTGGACCCGTCTTCCGGGTCAGGGGCCAGTGCGGCCTGCTTCCCAGCAAGCCACATCCAGAACTGCTGTTGCCTGAACACCGCGATCCGTCTGGCAAGCGGATCTTCGGTCTCATCCTGCGTGATGATACTGAGCACTGTGATGTGCTCTTCGATGTCGTCGTCCATCAGGGCCGGGTGGATCTGGTCGATCATAATGGCCAGCTGTTGCCCGAACTGCGTTACCGCGGGGTCGGCCATGCTGTAGCCGAGCTGCGGCATGGCCTCGCGAGCCTGCTTGGCGAGCTTGCGGATCGTCGCGTTGATGACGCGCGGCCGGCGCTCCCGGACCTCGGTAGGGTCGTCGATGCTCTTGAACAGGCTGGCATCGGGCCAGTGCTTGCGTAGCTCCCGGGTGCCAATGACCTGCTCGCCGCGCTGATCCACGAGGCCGAACAGGTTCATCAGCTGCTGGGCCTTGGCTTCCGTGCTGGTGCCGAACCCTGACACGAGGCGGAAGACCGGTGGCTGGGCGGACATCATGGTGCGATCGATGTACGGCTCGCTCAAGTGGGCAACCTCGTCGCCGACCAGGCCGATCACCATGGGAACGTCCATGTATTGCTTGCAGAGCTTCCAGTTGAGCCGGGCAAAAGCCTCCAGCTCTTCCTTGGTGCGCTGGGCAACGGGCCCGAAGATGCTGTCGTCGGCCTGCTGCAGCGCAATAATCGCCTTTCCGGAGCCCTTCATCTCGCCGCGGGACGCTGCCTGCCAGCCGCCTTTGCGGTACATCCCGTCCAGGACCCGAGAGATTTTGCTCTCCAGGATCGATACATGGCGGGCCGGATACTCCAGATACCGCATCTCGACCGAGCCCGGCCCGAGCGGTTCCAGCTCCAGCAACGTGTCGCCGAAGTAGTTCATCGTCTGGACGTTGACGGCGCCGGTCGAAGCCAGCGGGGGCTTGGACGCCCTGCGCAGGTACTCGTTGACCATGGACTCGAGCTGGTTCAGCTGGATCTGGTCGTCGTCGATGTCGCCTACGAACGGCTTGCCGAGCGGATCGTCGGCCCGGTTGTGCGAATACACGTTGACGGTCGAGAGGCAGCCCCCGGGGAGCTGGCCCTGCCACAGCAGGATCCCCGTTCCCTGGCCGCCGTTGCCGTCTTCTCGGGATGTGCCCGACAATCCCTGCAGGGCAACGATCTGGAGCCGGCCGTTGGGCCACTCCGGGAGCATGCCCGGCAGGACTTCGTCGTAGATCAGGGCAATGAGCTCATCGTGGCCGTGGCCCGTACTCTGGATCGATGACCCGTGCACCATGCCGGCGGCCTGGGTCCACTGCTGGGCAACGCGCTGCCAGGTCGTGGCGCTGGATTGCCGGTCGTTTCCTTCAAGGTCGGGCCGAGCGAATGCGTTACGCACCAGGTCCGCGGGCAATACACGTCCGTAGGTTTGCCGGTGGATGGACGTGCGCCGGGCCCCTGAGTCGAAAACCGTGTCGAACGGGTTGCCTACCCAGTTGTCCATGATGCCAGGCCGGGGCCCGATCATCGGGTTGCCGTATTCGTCCTTGGCCAGGACGGACTCGTATGGGTCTGCGGCCATGTCGTCGCGCCAGGCGGCGTGCACGGGGCAGAACCCGTAGCAGGCGGCCATGTACTTGGCCTCTGCCCAGAGTGCGTTCCAGTTCTGCTGATAGATCAGGTTGTTGATCAGGGCCTGGTCGATCAGGGCGGCCTCACGGGCCTCCCTGGACATCGCGGCCTCGACCACGAACCGATATGGCTGGGTCGTCAGGTGGGCCACGAAGTTGTCGACGATCGGCCGGAGCTGGTTGTTCTGGACCCGGGCCGCTCCGGACAACGATGTAGGGATTTTCAGGCGCTGGCCGTAGTACAGGTCGTACCACTGCGAACCGCCCTCACCGTCGACGTGCAACAGGTACTTCTGGGCGGTCAGGTCTCGGTGCTTCCGTGCGCGCTTGCCGCGCCAGTGAAAGTCACGGACCTCGGTGGCCAAAGAATCAGCCGACACGACTCCCACGGCATCGGCTTCTGACCTCGCCATTGCCGGTAGCCCCGGGACGTGCGGCTGCTGCTGACCGTTCATATCCGCCATGCTACAAATGTAGGATGGCTCACAAGTCGCGTTCGGCCTCGTCGACGCTGGGCGCGACGTAGCGCCAGTAGATTTCTGTCAGGGCTTCTCGGGGCGGCGTGTGGGCGCACTCGAACTTCTTGATGATGCGCTCGGTGTGCACTCGAATGGTGCTAGGGCTGATCCCGAGTACGGCTTGTACGTCGTCCCACGCCAGGCCGTCCCGGCCAACCAGGTACAGAATTTCCACCTGGCGGGCCGAGACCTGGAGCAACGGATGCGAGCTACGCCTCATTGTCCGTCCTCCTCCGTGAGCAACCGGTGGATGTCCTCCCACCGCGTTCCTTGCCTGCGTGCAGCCCGTATGTCGATGACCATGGCGTTCTGCATCTCTTCGGACGCGAACCCGCCGACCACGTCCATGACGTTGTCCGGGATCTGCTCGGTCATCCACTCGGGATCCTTGCTGCGCTCCGGTGTGGGCGTCTCCTTCATGCCGAACGACTTGCGCTGCAAGCTGACGTTGTGGGTCGTGAGGGTGTCGTTGTGCTCGCGTAGTCGGTCGCGCTCTTCCCGAACCATCTCGAAGGCGAGACGGGACACCCATGGCCATCTCATTCTGGGTACTCCGCGTAGCCGCACAGACAGAACGGCCGGAGACCTGGGCCCTCCGGCCCGTGCCAGTCCTGAGCAACGGTATAGCGATACGACACGCCAGGGTCCGAGCAGCTCCAGTTGTTGCCCGCACCCGAGCACTGCTCGGGGTTCACCCGCGCCGAGAACTCCATGATCGCCTCTATCGCGACCCGGTCGGCCGTGCCCGTGCGCCCGCCCCTGCGCAACTCGGACATGACCGCGTCGGTGGGCGGACCCCAGCTGCGGTCGGTCATGCCGCGGGGGCTGCCTTCTTCTTGGCCGCAGGCTTGCGAGGCTTCGGTGTGGTCACTTCGGCCGTACCGATGAAGCCCATCTTGCGGGCGACGGCCATGAACGTGTCGAGCACGGCCAGAAACGGGCCGGTGTTCTTCTCGTTGTGGGTCAGCTCAATGACGACTTTCAGGTTCTTTGCCATGGGTCTCTCCAAAGACTTCTTCGTGTTCGCTACGCAGACGATCTGCGAGCGATTCCAGCAACAGCAACATCGTGTACTGATCGATCTTGAGGGAGAACTCGGGCGTGCCGTCGCCGCGTTGCTCGGTGTTGACGGTCACTTCGCAGCCCCACCGCGCCAGTTCTGCTGCTGCCCGGCGGGCGCGGTCGGCCGTTCCCTCACTCATCCTCTTCGGGCTCCAGCTTCTTGAAGCGGAACGGCAGGAGCACGGCGACCTTGGCCCCGAAGTGGATTGCCCAGCCTGTGCTCCGGATCCACCATCGCTCCCAGAACGGCTTCTCGAGGTATTCCAGGTACGCCTCGACGTGATCGAGCCGTGCGGCGATCGGCAGAACCTTCTCCTGCAGCATGACCCCGACCGCGTTGAACGTATCTGCCCGGGTCATCAGTTTCTTGAGCCAGACTTCCTTGGCCCGTTCGTCGCGGCCCTTGAGGTTCTCGAGTCGTTTCAGTTCTTCGGGGGTCGCGTCCTCGGTGAGCTGCTTGACGGCCGAGTCCGATGTCAGGTAGAGCGCGGCGTCTCCGGCGCGCACGGTCGGCCGGGTGGTAGGCAGGGCGCTGAAGTCTTTGCGGCCGCGTGATCGTCTACTCATGGTGCACCTATCTGCTTGAGTTCTTCCTGGACCTTCAACGCCATGCGCTCGTAGGCGATGTCGAAGTTCTTGCTGGGCTTGGCCGTGATCTCGTCTATGCCTTCCCCGCCGCGGTAGTGGGACATCACGGCGTAGCGCAGCGCGGCGATCAGGTCGGCGCCGTCTGCGGTGTTGTCGTCGGGGTCCTGGCGCTGGATCTGCTCGCCGGACGGCCGTGGGTAGCGCCACTGGCTCATTTCATAGAAGAGCCGGGATCCGATCTGGGGTGATCCTTCGGACGCCGCGCTTTGCCCGAGCCGCCATATGGACGATTGGCCGAGCAGTTCGTCGAATTTGAGGGCGTCCCGCAGCAGCAGGTTGTTGATCAGGCGCACGGACGCGGCCCGGGCCTTGTTCTCGGCGCGCACGGCCCGGATCCGGTAGGGCGACTCGATGCGCTTGAGCTCCCGGTTCACCTCGAAGATGTCGGTCGGGTTCGCGGCATCGCCCCACAGCCTGGTTGTCGGGGGCGCACCCCACTGTGTCAGGTGATCATGGATGCGCTGAGCCCGCACCAGCAGGTCCTCTTTCTGGCTGTACAACTCATGTACAACATGTCCGACCTTGTTGGGGTCGACGACGAGATGCACGAACCCGAAGCGCCAGTATCCGAAGTCGATCCCGCAGACGTGGTTCCAGTTTTCACGCTGGGCGAGGGCGATCTGCTCCTGATCCCAGCGCACGTTGTGGCTGTTCGGGTTGTACTTGATCGCGATACCGGACGGTGTGGCGAACTTGCCGTGCAACCGGGCGGCGGCCTGGGCGGGGTCGTTCTCGAACTCCCGGGTGATGGCCGCGATCGCTTCGGGCGTGATGCTGGGGTTGTCCGCGAGCCCTGCATGTGAGCAATAGTGGTCGAGCAATTTGCCCTTGCGCCACGGGTTGTAAATCCTGTGGTACATCCAGGTAAGCCCGAGCAATGGCGTTGCTGTGCAGAGCGTGGTCCCGCCGAACCTGAGCAACCGCGGCTGGATCTCGTCCCAGACGCCCGGTGGGTGCTCTTCATCGAGCCAGACGTGGTTGACCCGGGCGGATTGGTACTTGGCGGCGCCCTGTTCGGCGGACTTCCCTACTATATAGGAGAGCTTCCCGTTGTCGGCCCGGATCGTGATGACTCGTTTCGTGCTCCGCTGCTTCGGAGGCGGGGAGTCGACGATCCGTTCGGGCGGGAGCCACGTCAGAAGCTCGGGCAGCAGGATGTTCTCCCACAGGTCCCATGTCAGGGCGCTGGCCCAGATGAGCACGCCGGGCTCCCACCGCTGCAGGGGATGCCGGCCGAGCGCGAGCAAGCAGGAGTCGACGGCGCCGGCCGTGGTCTTTCCGGTCTGGTTCGCCCAGAAGAGCCATCGATGCCGGGCGGGGTCGGTGAGTGCCTGGATCTGCTTGGGGTGCATGGCGCCGGGCAACGTGATCTCGGTCCTGCTCAGGTCGTAGTCCCACGGCTCGGTGATCGCGTTGCCGAGCAATATCTCGAGCGGATCTACTTCGCCGCCGACCAGGCTGTGTTTCGCGGCGGTCTTGAGGTCGAACAGGTGTATGTAGTTTTCCAGGTCGTCCAGGCCGTCGAGGAAGCTCCCGTCGTCCGACATTCTACATGCCCTCGGTGATGTCACCGGTCAGGTGCTGCTTGAGCACCTCGGCCCACCTGCGCTCGATCCGGACCAGGATCTTGTCGTCTTTCACTTCGGCCTGGACCGCGAGGGCGAGGGCCTTGATCAGTTCGGGACTGAACGAGTCTTTGCGCTGGCCGACCCCGTACTTGGCCAGGAACTCCAGGGCGGACAGCCGGGCGCTCGGGCTGGGCGGGGTGCGGATCCACTTCTTGTCGTCCTCGCTGCGCTCCCCATGGTCGTGGATGATCGCGACAGCGACGTGCATGCCTTCGGCGAGGTCGCCGCGCATCCGGCGTCGGAGCTCCGCGGGGGTCGGGGCCCCGCCTTCGGGTTTCCGTTGCCGGTGGAGGTAGCCGCCGTGGTCCTGGGGCTCGAGCCAGGTCCCATTTTTCTGCAGCCGGGCGCCGGGCCCGGGAAGCAGGGGGACCTTCTCGTACTCTTTCGCCTCGTCCTTACCCATTGCGCCACCGGATCTCGATGCCAGCCTCGCATTCCCACCACTCTACGTTGTCTACTATGCTGTCCAGCAATTCCGTGACCCGCTCCTGGGCAACTACCAGGTCGTGCGGATCGTCCAGATAGTAGACGCACAGCTTCGGTTCCGTGGGCGAACCGCACGCGCACAGTACCAGGAGCAGGATCAGGCGTCTCACTGGGTCGCGCAGGTACAGCGTCTGGATCTTGTGGTACTCGCTCATACCCACACCTCTCCGAGATTCACGCGATGGCTTCGATCTGCGGGGAAACGCTTTTTCGGGAATCTGGTGAACTCGTCACGGTGTCTCCGTACTATATAGAGGGGAAGCGACAGGAACGTGCATCTCGTGGAAGAGCGCATCGGCCGACCGGACGGCCCGGAGCGCGTCCGTACTCGTGGTCAGGCACGCATCAAGGGCGGCCTCCGAACTGCGGGCGCCCAGATCAAACGCGACCGCGCTGACCACGGTGAGGCAGACGATAATCACGGCCAGGGAGATGAACAGCTCGCTGGCCAGCTCGTTGCCGAACTTCCTGGTCACGTCGGTCAGCATTCGTCGATCTCGCTCATGCCCATGCCGCGGTGCTCGGAGCACAGGACAATCAGCCAACCGCGATCACGGGACCCGGAGCGCGAGCACCCGCACTCGTAGCCGGGCATCCGCGGGGCCATGCCGGGCCCGGTCGAATACTCACTGCGCACGGCCGCGCCATTCAGCCAGCTCGTGCTCATTCCGTCAAAATAGCGGGGCAATTCCCCAGATTCTAGCAAAAGTGTTTCCCCGTGTTTTTGGAGACTAATCGGCGTAGGTTCCCCGTTTTTATTTGCCCGAAATCAGCCATTTTTCCCACTTTTTGCCCCCAAGCCCCCATATCCGCCCATTTCAGGGCCCCCCAGGCCGTCTTCTTCGTCCATAATCTGAGCCACAACCGACTTCCCCAAGGGCCCTCCGTCGTCCCGGGGCCCGATCAGAGCCGGATTTTCCCGCCCGTACGGGTCCGTGAACCGGGCCGGGAGCTGCCCCGGGTTCTCGGAGATCCACCGGATCTGCTTCTGAAAGGACCGCGCCAGATCCGCCAATCTGCGGCTGTAATCCACTACAGCGAACGGCTGATCCTGACCAGTCATCGAACCAGCTCCCGTACCGGGGATACGCCGTACGTGGCCGTACGTAGCCCCGTACCCGCTCGCATCGGAGTACCGTACAGAGAACGGGGGGTATATCTATGGGACCCGGACCTGGGTTCCCCCCGCGCGCGGTGCACGGGGTCGGCGCGTACGTGGCCGGGCCTGACGCACCCCGTCCGCACGCTGACCGCGCAGTCGGTCCGGTCGTCGTGTCGCGGTCGTGTCGGTACTGCGTACCGTTCTGTCTTGGTGTCCATGGGGTTCAGTCTACCCTAGCCGTAGGCTACTGAGCAAGGACTACCCGGGGATTCGGCGGTTGCTCAGTGGCCCTGCTGTACATAGTACAGGGTCCAGCTGCCCCTCACAGCGCGCATGACACGGGCATGGTGGGCGCATGATGCCTGGGCCGCACGAGCGTACTACCCACGCCGTTCGTGCGCTGAGAATCCCCCGTGTGAACGGCAGAGCAACGTCGGCCTTGCGGACCATTGGCCCTCTACCTAGCTTGGTGATCGAAAACGGCACCTCGGTTCGCCGGGCTCTTCGGAGTCGAACGCCGGGCTTGGCATCGCTCCGCTTGAGGCAACAGCGGGAAAGGATGGCACGGTTGGAATGCTCTGTCGGGAAGGTCGCTTCCCGGTCCCTCTGTAAGAGGGCTCGACCATTCACCTGCTGAAGGCGATGACGGGACAGGGAGGCCAGCTAGAGCGGTGACGCTCAGCCCCTAAAGGGGCAGCCGAGGCTTGAGCAGAGCGAGAACGACGCGAGCCAAGTACAGCGAAGCTGATCGACCCCACGTTTGCAGAAGGCAGGGGCACACACCGGTTCAGCCCTGCTGAACTCTTCACCTGAGTAGTGACACGGGTTGGAGTCCAGCGAAGCTGAGCCCACAGTCACCCCGAAGGGGCTTGGTTCGACAGCCTGATAGGTCGCTGAGCAACGGTCCCGTACCACAGCTTGCTGTGGTCGGCGCGGGTTCGAGTCCTGCACTCAGCTATGTACGACCCACCACAAC